TTCATCACTCCATCACGGAAGCTATTCTCTAGCCAACGCTTGAACTGAATAAACTCAATGTCACGGTCGTTGTGAAATACCTGAATCGCCACCTTAAAGTGAAAGATGTGACGATGCGGGAAGCCTAGGAAACTAACGTCATATTCGTCGCCAGTTGCCAATTTCGGATCGGTGTCTGCACCGGGATATTTGTGAATGCCTTCTTTTTGAAAGGTCACCCAGATCATACGCTTAGCCTTATCGCTAATACGTTTCTGCTGTTCAGCAAGAGCTTGTGTTACGTTATCCATATTACTGTTATATCACCTGTGTAGAATTTATCAACTGTTTTGGTCACTTCCAATAATCTCCCCAAAACCAAGTAATCAATGTCCAGCGGTCACCGATATGAATTGGTTCCACACTATGTAGGAAAAAGCTAGGAAAAGCAACTACTGTTCCTTGAGACGGAGAATATGATTTTCCTGCAATATTTAAGTTACCTCCACTATAAGTTTTATTATTAGAAAGAAATGCAACTAATGTAATTTTTCTGTCAATGTTTTCAGGTATAGCATAGTAGTTGTCATAGTGTTGACTAAAATAGTCTCCCCTAGTATATTTTTTAATTTCATATGGTTCTACGAAATCTACTTCAAACTTGAAAAAATCTATTACCTCTTTAAGAGTATCCTGTAAATTTAAATGTACAGAATGATTAAGTGGCAATAAACACGCATGAAAACGATTACTAAATACGCCGCTGCGTCCTTTATGTACGTTGCAAGCCTGTGATGCTATCAAATCTTCACATACATCAATGCTTAGCGCATTTTCTTTAATGAATATTTTTTTTGAGAGGTCATATGCAACATTTGGTTTTTCTTTATTAGGAAACACTCAATAGTTCCTCCATCAAAGCATCAGCGTCTTCGATGACCTCCTCTACCTCAACATCATCCACAGCTACAACTTCTTCAACGCTGAACAATTTATTAAACATTGTATGAGCATTGACTGTTTTCTTACCGCTGAATCCTTGACCAGCTTTGAACTGCTGCCAAAACTTGTCGTACTTATCAATCATAGCCAAACTCTTTTCACGATCCTTGAGTGAGAAAATCTCATCAACGATATCAGAAAAATTGAGATTACCGAGAGGATCCATAACCATCTTAGGCTTGATTCCATTCTCATAACGACGATTAGCTTCCTGAACCGCAGTCATGTGTTGATACACGTTATGTGCCTGAATCAATGTATAACTAAGGGTGTCCCAGCTTGTCTTTGTTTCTTTGCCATGCTGACCTAAGAAACCCTGACCACGATAGCAGATATCTTTCATCAACAACTTGTCAGTTACAGGACTATCAGTAAAGACTTTATGAACACCATCAGTCAAGCAACCATCACTGAACTTGCGATTATCTATTGCATACTTCTTGTTTTCAGCAGTCTTTTCCATTGAATAAGACCACTTAGTACCATGTTCAAATGTGTTATTATTATATGCAAGACCCTTAGCAGCAGCAAAGAACGGAGAAGCACAGTCAAACGTAATCTGTAGTTTAGGATTATGATACTTGCGAACTGCCCGCTGAATATCAGTAAAGATAACTGCATATTCCATGATTGAAGTACCGAGACAGTGAATAAGGTCATGCTTACCTTCTTCTAAGAAGCCATCATGAATGATGCCGACAAGTCTACGTAGCATCAAGTGAATGTCAATTTTGTTTTGACCACCGAATGCCCACCCGTTGAATGCTTTATCACCATAGATATTAGTATCGCAATACTTCTTCATTTCTTCATACCAGTCATCTGACTGACCATGATTACGACCCTGCAATACGTTTAGGAACTTGCAACGACCATCACGATTAGCAACAAAATATTCATTGTTGATATGAGTAGCAGTAATAGCTTCCTCAATCGTGCTGATACCATGTGCTGATGTACCAGTCTTCTTGTCCTTAATGTGATAAGTCGTAAGAGACTGTGACGGAATATCAAGACACATACCATAGTCCATGTACTCATCCATCCAAGTAAGAACTTGTTGACGCTTCTTCATAGCACGGGGACAGTTAGGGTCCTTCCAGTCTGCTGGCCACTGACACTTAAGAATCTGGAATCCACCAGAGTCTCCTAGCATGAAAGTACCTTCTTCTCTCTTACGAATGATACTCTCACAAGCATCATCCTTAGTGATATCAAGATTTGCGTGACCAGCAGAATACAAGCCCCACTTATAAGTGTATAAGCCTTGCTTGCTATTAAGGAAGTTCAAACATTCAACGTCTCCATTGAATGCCGCAGGGATTCTCGTCGGGTCAAAATAGTTTTCACCTTCACGTTGCTTGCCTAAGCCAGCGATGAAGAAAGACGAGACTGCGGGCAGAAACAATGCCCAATCGGGATTGTGACTGTTTGAAAGGTTAATTTGTTCCAACTTTTACTTCTTCTTTCATAAGTGTTTGAACCATCTTGATTTTATCATCAAGTTCTTTTTTCTGATTGACTAGATCAGCAATGGTCGTATTAGATTTTGCTAGTTGCTCAAGCGCCAATTCTTCATTGCGCTTCTTATTAGCCCAATCAAGTGCTATTTCAGCATCGGGAGTTAAACCAACACTAGCATGACCAGTGCTGATTTCGATCCAAATTTGACCGTCATATACCTCGAGTCGCTGCATTTGAACGTTGTATCTAACATCGCCGACATTCATATAACCTGAACTAGAATTGATATATGTGTGTGCAGGCATTCCACCCTGCACCATCACATATCTACCTGCTCCGCTCACCGTTCGTAACATTACTTGGTCAACGCGGGAAGCAGATATTTCCATATGGACAAGTTACTATCTACTGTAACTTCGATTACGCCGTCATCGGAAAGACGAATTTTCTTATCACCGGGAAGATCCATGATTGACAAGAATGCCTTAACAGGCCATCTCCAAGGACGAGTAAGATTTCCAGTTACTCCTGCTTGGAACACGAAGTTACCAGAGTGACTAGCAGGGTCACCGAAGTAAATCTTCAAGTCACCATTGTCAGTCTTTGCAGTGAAAGTAATTTCTTCACTGTTAGCTTGAGACTGCTTCTTCAAACGAAGAACACCAGCAGTAGTAGGTTCGAACTCTACGTGCCAAGTTGCACCCTTAAAGGTAATATCATTAACAAGACCTTCAACTGCATTCTTCATCATCAATCGATAGTCGTTAACAAAGTCGCCAGTTGCAGTTTCAAAGTGAATTCTTACTGGACCATCTTCGCCGTCTTTAACTTCACGAATGATATCGATTGTGCTATCTTCTCCGTAATCATCAAAACCGAGAATAGTTTTCAGCTTAGACAAGTTTGGTAACCCGCACACACCCTCAAATGCTGTAATAGGAGAGTTAAACTCACCATATATGATAACGTTGCGGTCAGCCGACGCTGCTGCAATTTTTGTTTCAGTAGCAGTGCCACTGACCTTTACTAATTCAATAACACCGATGTCATATGTGTATTGAATCAAATCAAGCAAATAATCTTTCATTTGTAATCCTTTTTCATGTAAGTATTTAGGTTTGTATAATATGTATTATAGCGGAATATTTTACGTTTAGCAAGCTATTGTTTAACCGAAACTGAATAAATTGTTGAACGTACTGTTTGTGTTAGTGTCTTGGCGAATCTTCCAATTCAATACACCAAGCAAGTTGTCAATCTTTTCATCAACGAGTTTACGTTCCATATCAAGTGCATCAAACGGCAAGTCAATAAACCATTTCGGAAGTCTTAGTTCATCTGTTGGATACGCTACGCTTGTGAAGCCAAGTGGATTGTCCTTCAAGCTGCAAACAATAACTTTCATACCATCAACAATCTTCTGACTATACTGGTCATTGTTCAATTTACGTAGATAGTTATAGTTCAACGCTGCTCTAACGTGTCCGGGCATTGTTACTTTACCAGTCTTGCTGCGCTTTTCAAGGTCGCCGTAATAGGTAAGCTTGTTGACTGACCTAGGAGACCCCTTAGTCCAACTATCTTGTTCTCCTAGCCAATGCTTGAATGTTCTGATGTTGTCAATGACTTCGTTGCGAGGAGCACCTCCTAGAACCATAGTCAATACTTCCATCAAGAATTCTTGAACATACTTGGGAGTATCTGCTCTCTTAAGGTCAAGACCCATAGCCTTAATCTTACCCATCTTACCATCGCTATCCTGACGCTTACCTTCTAAGTCAAAGATATTGATTGCATAACGCTTCTTAGTGATGAACAACGTTCGGTCACCGATAAGTTCTCGTCCAGCTTTAATCACTTCGCCGTTCTTACGAGGACAGTGAAATGCCTTCTCCATGAACGCAGGGAAGCTAACGTTAGTCATTTCAGCGATTTGGTCATACAAGTCAATGCAAGTGTCTTTGCTCCATGCAAGATCACCGCTGTCAACCTGATCCTTAAGAATGGGATAAGCCGAGAAGTAACAGGAGTCAGTATCACCATACACAATAGCGTCGCCGTCATGTTCATATTTTTCCGTGATGATTTCGTTTATCTGGCTCATCATATGCTTAGTGATTTGACGACCTGACAACGTAACTGACTGCCCGATTCTTTTATCGTAGAAACGACAATGCTCATTCAAAAGCGCACCATATGCAGAGTTAAGAAGAATCTTACGAACTAGCTGTCGCTTATCGTAATACTCAAACATATCTGTGCCATATGCTGCCTTTGCTTCTTTCTGAATACTCTTACGTTCTGAATACCAGCGTGAAAGCAATCCGGGAATGATTCCTTCTTTCTCATACGTAAAGATGGTTCCGTTCGCAGAAATCATATAAGGCTTATGACTGTCAAAGATAAGCTTCCAAATCTCTGCGGCACTCATTTCTACACTGCGACCATCTTCATAATCAAGTGTGAGCATAGTGCCACGTTCTTGATTCATAATAGCAGCATATTCTATTGATCCGAAGAGGTTTTCCCAAAGAATCGCGCCAGTAACCCCGTCAGCATCGTCACCATTCTTTTTCTTACGCTTGTTTTTTGCAAGGGCAATACTTTTTTCGTGCATGTATTGGTCTGTGAGATTTTGTCTGACTTGTCCAACGATTGTTTCTGGGGCCATGTTAAGGGCTCGGATTGCTGAGGGATAGAGTGAGTTGATGTCAACTGCTCCGACCCATTCGTGAATCCCTTTCTTCGGGACAGCAACATAAGCTCCGGCAGCTTGCTGCTCGTCACCGTAACTATCCTTACGCTTTTTGTCAGGGACAATAAATCCTCGTTCATGTGCTTCATTATAAATTGCCATTTCAATCATAGCCACCGAACCCATAACAGTTGGCAGCAATACAGTATTTTCGTGTGCTAGAGCATTTGCTAGGTCAAGAAACTTGAGCTTACGGTGAATCTTAAACACTAGCATAGTGTCTTGTCGGTTATATTCTACGAACGTTTTGAAGTCGTTGTTGTAAAGCTGATCCAAACTACCTTCGTATTGAGTCTTTCGCTCACCTAATTCATATTCACCGATAGCATCAAGTGAATAGCTGTGGCGTGATTCATAGTTATACTTCTTATAGAGTTGTAGATAGTCCATATGAATACGACCAACAAGATCATACGTCTGTTCTTCTTTACCAAAACGTTCATAAGTGCGAGGCTTCGGAAGTTGCCCCATCAAGCAAAACTTGCGTGTATCATCCTTACTCATAATTCGAGTAACACGATTTACACAATAGGGAATATCGTATCCTTCTGAGTTCCAACCAGTAAGAACATCTGCATCTTCAATTAAGTCAAAGAATGTTTCAAACATTTCGATTTCTGACCTAAACAGAAAACAGTTATCAAAATCTTTTACGTAATCCTTAGCAGTCTCATCGCTCATATGCTTTGGGGGAATGACAAGAGTAACAAGCTGATCCAGCCAATCAAGATACACTGAAATAGCAGTGACTGGATTGAAAGGATCATCTGTTGGACTAAAACCCTTCTCTGGGTCAAAGTCAGTCTCAATATCGAAGAATGCTGTGTGTAGTGCAGGAGGCTCTGCTTTAAGATAGTTATCACTCAGGCACCTGAAAATGACAGGAATATCACTTTCAAACATCTGCTTTCCACGATGAATTCGTTTTTCCTTTTCAAACTCCGCTTTTTTACGAGTCGAAAAACGGCTAATACTATCTCCGTAAATAGAGCGATACTTACCTTTAAGGTCTTCGTAATAAAAAACATAGTTAGTGCTATGTTCTTTAAAAACTCGTTTACCCTCAGGAGTACGCTCTACTACGTAAATCTTATCTGCGTTTGAGTCAAGGACAGCATCAACGTATGACATTAATTAGGCTTTACCCACCGTCTGTAGAATAGTGTTGAGTTCTTCGTTAGCTTCGTTTTCTTCGTTAAGACGTTGCTTGTGTGCAATCTTGATTGCCTTCTTGAGAACACTTGGCTTAACTTCAAGTTCTTCTGCAATCGCTTTAACAGTGTCGTTAAGACCTTCGTTAAGTGTATCAACTTCCTGTAGGACACTGATGCCTTCGTTGATAAGTTGAGTCAGTTTAGTTTTAGCTTCTTGGTTGAATGTACGTGACATGTTTTCTCCTTTAGTCTAGTTAGTATAACAGACTGTGCAGAAAATTCAACTATATTGGTAACCTTATTGAAAGATGTGGTTGTTTTTTTCGCCGTAAATCTTTATGTATTTACCGGCTAGCATATCAGCCATTGCTTCGATGGGTGACCCAGGATAGCTATCGCCAGGCTTAATCATGCCTATCTCATGTTGACGAACATGCACTAGTTCGTGGAACACTGTTCTAAGAATATCTACTAGATTACGATTCTTTGCATAAACCCAAACACTACCTTCTCCAGGAACATGCCCGCCGGTGTGATGATTAGTTTGAGCTTCCTCGCTATCCATTGAAAGTTCAATGCTAGGAACCTTTTGTAGATTCAACTTTTTAGCAGTCCAGTTTACGAACTTTTCTACTTCCGCCGGGATATCCAGATTCTGCTCTGTGTTCTCTCTTAGACTCTGCAAGATTTCATCTGCATCTTCTCTGAACAATGGACCTAACACGTATAACAATGACTTATCTACGCCGTCCATCTTAAACAAATCAGTCAGGCTATATTCCTTTTGTAGCTCTGCTTTTTCGAGTAAAGGGTACAACATACGGACTAAATCACTAGCATCAGAATTATTCTTTCGATCAGATTGTCTAAGCAAGTAAAGTAAAATCTCGGATTTAGTTCTACGAACGTTTCGGTTTGCGCCGCCTGGTAGAGATTCATCAAGCTTACCCTTTATCCAGCTATCTGGTGTATTGCGATATTTCTTCTTGAACAGGTCACTCAATGCTCTAGCGGTAATTTTATGCTTCTTAGCAACCTGGCGCATCAAATCATCAATGGTATTGTAATCGTGCTTTGCAAGTGAGGGTAAACGCTTTGCTAGTTCTACTTCGGGAGACTCATTGACGCTCTCGCCGCCGCCGCCGTCGCCACCAGCATCGCCGGAGCTGTTATCACCGTAGCCATATCCTGGATAGAAATATCCACCGTAGGCTCGGTTAGACTTGCGCTTTTTCTTACGTTCGGTTATGAATTCTGTGGCTCTCATTGATGTATTTATCAAATGCGAAGCATATAAGCGATTTCAGGTGGAATCCATGGCTTCTGCATCTTTTCAGGATTCCACACTATCCCGGCTAGATTATTACTGACGAATGCTTCTATGTTACCTAAGTAGTCTAAGCAAAGTGTGTTTGCAGATTTTGGCAACTGTTTAATACATCTATTATGATAACTATTAACTTCTAATACTTCTCTATGATAGAATATAGGATGGTCTACTTTATAATGCTCATCTATGGAGTCAAGTTCTCCGCCTATTAATTCAGCTATTTGAAATGCACTTTCAGCTATCCCAACAACCGGCTTATTACGCTCTATCATTTTGTTAACTAGCGCCTGCTCAACTTCGCGCCGGTGTTCAGCATATTCTCCGCCAGTCAAAATTAATGAATCTAGGTCATTAGCTATAATGTTAAAGTCTTGGTTTAATGTATTAGGAATAAAGAACAAGTTATGTCCTAATAGGGTATTATACCAACCTTGATCTACCGCATCATATACGAAACCCGCATGGTGAATAATGGATTTGCTTAAGCCTATTTTCATATATCTATTTACTGTAAATATGGTAATGGCGACGATTTTACTCGCCGCCATTACGCTTAGTCTCTACTTAATTAGAAACGAAGACCGAAGCCAACGAGTCCACCATGACGACCGAGATTGCCGTCGAAGTCAGTGTAACGATACTCAGCCTTAGCAAAAGTTGAGCCAATAAGCTTCACTTCAAGACCGCCACCTACTGTAAGACCATCGACCTTAGCAGTAGCAGAACGCTCAAGCTTGGTATAACCAACGCGGGTATATGCAAGAACATTCTTGTTCAATGTATATCCGAGACGTGCGGCTGCACCAAGATCAGCACGGTCAAATACGTTAGCAGCAGTAGCTTCTGCACCAACAACTACCT